GCAGGTACCAGGCAGTGGTGGTGGGCGAAGGACACGCACATTAGTGTGCGTGATGACGCCAAGACACCTCGTGATGTCAACTACATATGTGATGTAGATTACTACATCGATATGCCCCGCATGCTATCCAATGAGCCGGTGCCAACCGTCTTATATGGAGTTGTTCCAGAAGATGCCGCCTCAAACGGCAAGTCTGACACTTCCTTCTACTTTGAAGAAGATGGGTCCCTTACCACCCTAGTGTCCGGCGGAGGAACATACAACCACATGCTTTGGGATTACGGAGCCGACTCCTTAGTTGTCTCGCGAATGTGGCCGTATCCACGCGTAGTTACCTACGCCGTAGAACGAAAGCAAGTTGGCTATTCTCGTCAGATAATCCTCCTTGCTCCAATCAAGATCTTTGATGGCTTTTCCGCTATCATTGCGCATTTCCTCATTGATGGAAAACGTTTAGAGCGCTTCCAGCCTGTTGTGAACACACCTTCGTCCACATTTATCAGGTTTAAGTGCCATAAGCGGTCGGGCACATCTGTCTGCACCGGGCGTCCCGGACAGACGATTGCCGCAACGATACCCCTTGAGTTGGACAATGCTATTGAAGCAGTTTCACGCCTGTCCAAAACCAATATTTTACTTCCTACAGTAGAGTCATGGTTAGGATCCGGCGCTAAGCAAGCTGCTGCTCTCTTGACGGAGTATCACCGGGAGAAAACGCCGGCTAAGATGCCGACAGTTTTCCCCGTCGAAGTAGGAGTTCGTGGTTACAGTTTTGAACCGCGGAATTACTGCCAGGATAATTTGCCTAAGCTACAGTCTTTTATGTCACCCATCGTCCACGGTGCTTTTGCACCGGTGGCAGATGCCGCTGGGGAACGTAGATGCGTTGAAGGACGTATCACCTCCCTAAGCAAGAAGGATCCCACCTTCAATTCATTTGTCCACCAGTGCATGACCGAGTTTGTTGAACTCGTGTTGGATGGTCAAGTACTTAGTCCGGTCTGCCAAGACGTTGTTCTTGAAAAGCAGACAGGAGCTGCCCAGAAACTGTCACTTGCGAAAGCCGCGCTTCACGGACCGTTTGTTAAGAGGGTACTGAAATGTTTCATTAAGGCTGAGGCCTATAATGACGTTAAGGACCCTCGAAACATTTCGACATATAATGATAACGATAAGTTTCATATGTCGAGGTTCATGTTGGCGTTGTCGGCGCACTTAAAACAATTTCCGTGGTATGGTCCAGGGAAAACTCCCCTTGAATTAGCGGAACGCGTAGCATCCATTGCTTCTGGTGCTGCCTTTCTAAACATTTCTGATTACCACAGAATGGATGGAACGATCACGTATCTGCTCAGGTCCCTAGACCGCATGATTTGCATGAAGGCCTTTGCAAATCATGGCTCCTTGATGAATGATTTATTAAATAGAAACTGTGACAATGTCGGATATTTGCCACACGGAACAACATTCAATCAGGGACCAAGCCACGGTTCCGGATGTGCTGGGACAAGCACACTCCAGACTCTCCGTGCAACCTTTACGTCATACCTTGGCTATCGACGCCAGGGCCTTACCGCGCCAGCAGCCTTTGCCTCCCTTGGAGTCCACAACGGTGATGATGGTGCGGATCCTGACCTTTCCGAATCAGCACATTCTTGGGCTGCGGGACGGGTCGGATTGGTCCTGGAAGCTTATAGCATCCCACGAGGAGAACGCGGTGTCACATTCTTGGCACGCTACTATTCACCGGAGGTTTGGTATGGACGTACTGATAGTATGTGCGACGTCAAACGACAACTCTCCAAGTTCCACACTACGGTTCGCCTACCTGACAATGTGCCGCCTGAGCACAAGTTGGTTGAGAAGGCGATGTCTTACGTCTCAACAGACTCCAATACACCAGTCATTGGAGAGTACTGCCGCAGAGTCCTGCAGTTGTCATCTTTTAGACCTAAGTCGCTTCTTGGCGTGGGTACTTGGTGGTCTAAGTTCGAACAATCCGCCCAATACCCCAACAGTAATGATGGAGAGTGGATGGACGTGGAGCTTAAGATACAGTTCCCGGAATTTGACTACGACTTATTCAAGCGCTGGCTGGATAAAGTTGAAAAGTCCGAGGAGTTACTTAAAGCCCCACTATGTGCTGAACCTAGACCTCCCAGTCCTGTTAAGGTCCCTGTCGTCGTCGATAATGACACATTCTACCCCACCGGAGATTGCCTAACGGAACCCACCCCGTCAGACGTTTGTTCTGACACCAGTTCTTCTAAGAGTTCGAGAAGAAACCGCTCACAGCGGAACCAAAAGTCGACTGTTGCGGTCGCACGTCATGGCTAGTTACCTGAATTACTACCATGGTCGCCAAAAACACAGGC